TTTGCTAGTGCATCAACACGATAAAGTTCTGGAATATTTAAAGGTGCAACTAAAGGATTGTCTTTTAGTCTCCTAATTTCTTTTTCTATCTCATGGTATACAAAATAAAAATTACCAATGAGTTGTCTATAATTTTCTTCGCTGACTACACCACGAAGAAATGATGAAACAAATTTTGTATTCTCTGCAGCAGAATGTGACTGTTTAGTCCCTTGTTTCAAGTCTATAGCGAGAGGCATAATATTGTGATAAGTGGATTATTTATGCTATGTTGACAGCACTTTGTTCTGGAAATTGATCACTAGTAGGTGTGACAGTACCAAAATCACCAAGTTGAGATCCAAATTCATTTACACCTGAAGCTGAATCTGTTGTCTCTACAGTTGAAACACCTTCACCTGTATTGACAACGGTTCCTTGTGTACCATCATTCATAAGTTTAGCAGATCTTCTAGATCTACTATCAATTGCTCCAAAGAAGTACCTATCATAAGCAAATGTTACTGTACATTCTAGCACTCTATTCCCATCATATGCAACTGGCATTGAAGTAACATTAACAGGAAATGCGTTCAAGAATGTATATTCTACATTTCTAAAGTGGTCTTTATTAAATTTCTGTACTCTTAGTGTATCACATTTATACTCAGATGGGAACTGCATACGATGATAGTACCCTGTTTCTATTTTATCATTAAATGATCCTTCACTGCCTGTTTCTCCACCCGATGCTATAAAGTCATGCCATAACTCAAAAAATTGCAATACTCTGTAGTCAGTATCAACATAGAATGTAAGACTCGTATCAGTATATACTCTAGTATGTGCAAACTTCTCTGTAATACCCATCCTATTACCTTCTATCTGAGCAGTACCAAAAGAAGTTGCTGGCAACTCAGCACTATTACATAGTAAACCTAAGTCTCTAGTAATGAAAAAATTATTGACTAACGGAGCTCTGCTCGTTATATGTCCTCTTAATCTTGTTAAAGCACCAAATCCACTAAAAAAGACTTCATAGTGATTGGTAGTTGCAACTTTTTGAAAAAGATCTACAATTTGAGTAGTCTTTTTTACTCTTGGATAGGTTGGCACAATAAATACCTAAAGTGTTCGTTATGGTAAGCATGGCGTATTCAGGTAAGTATAGACCTACAAATATAAAAAAATATCGGGGAGATTACCGTAATATTATTTATCGTAGTTTGTGGGAAAGAAAATTTATGAAGTATTGTGATAAGAATAGTAATATACTTGAGTGGGGTAGTGAAGAAGTAATAATTCCTTATCGTTTACCTGTTGATGGTAGAATTCATAGATATTTTCCTGACTTTTATATAAAGGTAAGATCTAAAGATGGTAGTATAAAAAAATATATTATAGAGATAAAACCTAAAAAACAATGCGTAGCACCTAAAGTACAAAGAGCAAGAACTAAAAAATATGTCAGAGAAGTACTAGAGTATACAAAGAATCAAGCAAAGTGGCATGCTGCACAAGATTTTTGTTTAGATAGAGGTATGGAGTTTAAAGTATTAACGGAGGATAATCTAGGTGTCTAGACTGCAACCTATAGTTGATGACATGACTGGTCTAGGTAGTCCAGATGATACCATGCTGGAAATTTTAGAAGCATTAGAAGATACAAAGGTGGTGTTGCCTGAAGAAGGTAGGTATTATACTTTTGTTTATCTACCTAAGACACCTGGCATAGAATATGATGAACATCCTTTGATTGCTTGTGTAGAAATTCAAAGATGGGGTATCAAAGGTTTTAGTTATCACTGGGGTAAAATGAGAAATTATACATGGGCAGAAGTTATTGGTGAGTTCTATGAAGTAGCAGCAATGGAGTTAGATGATGCTAGAAAACTAAAATATGCAAAATTCAAGCTAAATACATAAAAATACTCTTTTATTGTGGCAACATTATCGGGACAACCATTTGTAGGTAATTTAAATAGTTCGGTGCCAGGTAAACCAACTAATAAAGAACTAAGATATCCAAAAGATATCATAGCGGATAGTACTGACTACTTTAAAATTGAAGTATTAAAATACCCCAAAAGAAAAACTGAAGGTGGTGACTTTGCAGATATAATGAAAGGTAATTCAATTAGCAATATGACAGCTAATGAAACTTCTGATGCAGCAGCAGGTGCAGTAGCATCTAACACTATAATTTTACCAATACCAAGAAATATACAAGATCAAAATGGTGCTGGATGGAGAGAGGATCAATTAAATGATTATAGTGCAATCCTTGCTTCAGGTGCTCTGAGTATAATGGAATCAGACGGAATGGGTCTTAATGCACTGATGAATGCAAGAGCAGATGTTAAGAATGAAGCTGCTAAGAGTTTCATTGGTGACACTATTACATCAGCGAGAGCATCATCAGTAGTAGATCTCATAAAGGCAAGAGCAGCAGCAGCAGTCTCAAACATTGCTGGTGGTAATGTAAGTGCTGAGGGTCTTAGAACCAGAGCAACTGGAACAATCGTCAATCAAAATACTGAATTACTATTCAATTCAGTTAAGATGAGAGCGTTTGATTTTAGTTGGGATATTGTTCCAAGGAGTGAACCTGAAGCAAGGGAAGTTAAAAAGATTATTAAACTATTAAAGACAAGACTTGCTCCAAAAAATGACAGGAGTGGTACAACAGGTTTCTTAAATAGTCCTGATATTTTTAGAATATCATATATGAAGGGTGGTGATGCACATCCATTTCTAAATGCTTTTAAAGCATGTGCTCTATCTAATATGACAGTAAACTATAGTGCATCTGGAACATATGCTACCTATGATGATGGAACACCAGTTCACATGAATATGAGTTTAAAATTTCAAGAACTCAACCCAATATATGCTGAAGATTATGGCGACGATTCACTTAAAGGGGTAGGATACTAATGGCAAATCATTATTTTAAAAGTCTACCAGACATACAGTACAGAAATCCACTCACTAATATTGAGAATGACTATGTAACTGCTAAAAATTTATTTACTAGAGCAAAGGTAAGAGATGATGTTTTAACAGCAGTAACTTTTCTAAGATCATATACTATTGAAGATGGTGAGAGACCAATGGATGTTGCTGAAACCATGTATGGTGATCCATTGTATGATTGGATTGTATTGATAACTGCAAATATTATTAATGTTAGAAATGATTGGCCAATGAGCAGTAAAACATTATATGAATACTGTGTTAATAAGTATGGTGGCGATTTAAATGCTACAAAATACTATGAGACTACAGAGGTTAAGGATAATAATGGAAGATTAATTTTGGCATCAGGTTATAAAGTTGATAAATCATTTACTATTAGAGATCCTGATTCGTTCAATATTAATCTTAACCCTGTTCTTGGTATTACAAATTTCTTAGATGAGACTAGAAATAATGAAAAGAAACGCAATATTAAACTAATGAGGAAAGAATTTCTAACTCAGTTCCTACTAGACCACCAAGAGGCAGTAGAATATAAACCATCTTCACAATATCAATCTCGTAAACTAAAGAAAGCTAAAGGTTAACGCAATTTAGGTCCACTTGCCCATCCAACTAGAACATATCGTACACCTTCTGTGACTGGTTGTGCTCTATGTGGACATCTAGAATCAAATACAATACACGCACCTAAAGGATTTGCAATCTGACAGTGTTTATTATAATAGTCTACAACAATTAACTCTCCACCCTTATAATCTTTAGGGTCAGAGAGTTGTACACTCATGGATAATTTTCTCCAAACTTTTTTGTTAGGAGCAACACCATAGTCACAATGCCAGTCAAACTGACCACCAGAACGATATCTAAGGATTTGAAACTCAAAGGTATTGATATCAAACTGATAGTGTTTATGATTAACTACTTTAAATAAACTTTCTCCAATCATCTCAGGATCTGATCCTGTTTTTGGACAATGAACATCACAAACTCTATAATCATCTTTCTCATACCCACTACATTTCTCAGGTATCCAATACTCATCTTCATCTGGTATAGTTTCAATATACCTGACTAACCTACCTATTGCATCATCGTTCAATGCAAATAGATAAAAAGGATCTTCATGAGACCTATTCATGGTCTCATTATTCTCTGCTCTCTCAGTGAGAGTTTTAGTTTTAACCATTACAATAATGCTTCAAGTTGTGATACAGAAGTAGCGTTAGTGATTGTTGAATAAGGCACTGAAGGATTTGATTTAAGTGATGCAGACTCTCCCTTCATGTCTGCTACTGTTTGTATATCTGCGTTTTCTTTTGCTATGGCAAGATATTTTGCCTCTAAAATTTCTGTTGTTATTGTCTTTGCATCAGCAAGTTCTGCAATAACATTTTTACTATCATGATAATACTTCCATGATGCTCTAAATGCCGTGTTTGGTAAATTTGAAGCATCTATTAAAGAATACTCTGAAGCAGAGATATCCTTTGTAATGATGGCATCATCAGATAGAGCACAATCCACTGTTGGGATTACTACTCTACATTTACCACTAGCGTCATTATAGACTATGACTTTATCTCGTGCCATTATGAGTTAGCTGCTGTTGCCACTACTATACTTTGTGCCCAAGGATATGCAATTGCGATCTTAGATCTAGCATCTGCATCATCTTTAGCATAAATATCAACCTTTGTTGTGTTAGCATTGTTGCCATCATCAAAAGTTGCTATGTAATGGTCTCCTTTGTATGCTGCCATTGTTCTACCTTAAATTGTACAAAAAAGAGGGAGATAACTCCCTCTGTTATTTATATTATTCCTCAGCAAGACGCTGGAAATATGAAAGTGCATCATCACCTTCTGCTGTAGCAGGAGAGACTGCAACCTCTTCACGACCATTATCTTCATCAAGCAATTCCTCTTCTTGTCTCCTTTGCACTGGTGCAGGAGTAAGTTTTAGAACTGAATCAAGACGCTTTTTAAGTTCGTCATATGTCTTGAATTGATCAGTAGAAACAAGTTCTGCAAGAGAATGTTCCTTCTTCCACAATGCTTCTAGAGCATCATCATCTTTAAGTAATGGACTGACTGCAGCAAACTCAGAACTATCATAGTTCCAATATCCTGCAACTTTTTTGATTTTAATCTTAAAATCTGCACCTTGCCAGAAATCAAATGGGTTGAGAGGTGTCTCATCCTCGAATTCTGGTTGCATTGCACCCATGATCTTATCAAAGATCTTCTTTCCAAATTTGTATAGGAATACTTGACCTTCATTAGAAGGATTGGATGGGTCTTTTACAACATAAATGTTGGCATAGTAAGATAGTTTACGCTTCTGTTTACGAGCAATTTCTTTATCAGAATCAACTCCACTATTCCATAGTTGAGTATTGTACTCGGATACAGGATCCTTACCATTTAGTGTAGTCAAACTGTTCTCAATGTACCAACCACCTGGTCCTTGAAATGCATGAGAATACATTTTTACCCAAGGTAGATCTTCACCATCTGGTGCTGGTAGAAAGCGAACAACAGCGTAACCGTTACCTGCTTTATCTACCTCTGGTTTCCAGAGACGATCATCTCCTTGATTAGATGAATTGGACTTCTCTACCTCTTTAATGAGTTTAGCAGTCAGACTGCCAAGAGAAGATTGTTTTTTGAGTGATGCGAACGACATAGATTTGGCCTTTGTTAATTGGATTTGGCTTTTATACTGGTCTATTATAGGGCGACAGTGCTCCCATGTCAACTATTGGTTATCTGGTAAACCCTCTCTAACCTTCTCTAGAGTTTTTCTCATATTTTGAAATAGAATATTACAATCAACATCTTTTGGAAAACCCATTACAATTGCAGAATCCCTTACATTCTGTGCTATTTCTTTAGCACGAGGATCATCTGATAATTTCATTCGAGTATAAAGCACCTGTTGCTTTTCAAGCAAATCATCGAGCATATCTAAATGCTCTATTTGATCATCAAGATGAAGTTCTGGAAATTTAAACACCTGCGAATAAATCTCCTCTTGCATCTCATTGATTGTTTCCATCTCATCTTTAACAATATCGCTATCGAAAAAATCTGACATAAATTTTCCTCGTCTATTAACTATATTTATGTTTATTATAACATATTATAGAGGGAGTTTTGCTCTAGTAGTCTTCTTCATAAAGTTTAATTGTTGAGCATCCCATTTGATTTTTTCTTTCAAAGGTTTAGAAATTAATTTAGTAATTGAATCCAATTCAATACTATTCTCATCACAAAATAGTATGATTGCATCAATATAATTAATTTTTTCTTTTTTAACAAGTTTTTCGATCTCTACTGCAAATTTAGCAGAGTTCATAAATTTCTTATTAA